CGGCTATATCTCTTTTAGCTCCTGCTTTCATAACGTCTTTAGTAACTTGGTCAACGACTGCTTGTTCGTATGGGTCATAGAAATCTTGTGTCATATCTTGACTAAATTGACCCAAACCACCTCGTCTTAAATATTCTGAAGCCGCATCAAGTCCTGTGCCAAACTGTTCTTCTGCGCCTCTAGCAATCTCTCTGCCTTCTCCTAAGCCACCAAATAAAGATTCTAAGCCTGTGCCATAAGATTGACCTGCTTGCTCTATAAAGGGTGTTTGTATGCCTGTGGCTTCTCTTGATAGCTGTATAGCTCTTTGTTGGTCGGGCGATAAGCCTGCAACCATTTGTGGCGCTATAAGTGGATTACCTTCTTCATCAAAAAATGTCCTGTTACTTGCTTGAAACGCTTGCTGTAAAAAGCCAGGACTATATGAAGCTGTACCCGGTATTCCAGAGCCATAAAATAATTCCCGTGTTGCAGGGTCTAGTGTTCTAAATTGTTGCTGTACATCTAATGCTATTGGATTTTGTTCAGCCATTACGCCACACTCCCAAAGTGTTCCATTAGTTTATACATTACTCTTGTTCCAGAGTCACGACTTGGGTCGCCGTTTGGTGTCAATGTGACAATGCCGTTACTATCATTGGTTGCTACATCAAAACTACCTGCACCTTTTACAGCCTTAGCTGTCATTACAAACTCGCCATCTGAAAGCATTGCGGGTATATCATCTGATGTTTCAGTACCTGGACCGTCTATTTGACCATCCATAACAGGAAAATTTGCAGGGTCAATAGGTGGTTCGCCACCTTCCTGCATTGCTACAACACCACCGTTTGCAAAACCCATAATGCCGTTATGGTCGCCATCTGCTTGGCTATACATCATGCCTCCCATAGCAGCACTTCTTGGCATACCGCCTTGTAATGCAGGCATACCCTGTGGGTTTAATCCAAACTCTACTCTGCTAGGCATTTCTTCGCCTTTTTGTCTAGCTATCTCAGCTGCTATATTATATCTACCTAATTGGTCTGTGGTTGTAAGTGGTGTTAATGGTACGCCTTTATTTTTCTTAGCTTCTTCGTAAGCTAGCTTACCAATCAATCCTGCAAGACCTGCAACAGCTAAATTGCCCATACCACCGCCTGCACCACTGCTTGAAGCTGTGCCGCCACCAAATGTTCCGCCCGGACCTGTGCCTAAAGCATCTTCAACGCCTTGTGGTAATAGTTTTGCGCTTAAAAACTCCATTGGAGATTTACCATCAAGAAAACCGCCGCTTGTTTGCGTTGATGCTATAGGATTACCTTTTGCATCAAAGCTGTAACCTCTTGATTCTAATTCTGCGCGTGAAATGGGTGTGCCATCTGCAAGTTCGTAAGTGGGTCCACCAAAACTATCTTGCATAGTAACTTCAGGTAGTGGCTCTTCTCCACCACCAAACAACCCAAAGTAACCAGATTTTTGGTCATCCATGTATTGTTGTCCTATGTTTCTACCGTATTGCAATGGCTTAAATTTACCATCAATACTGCCTATGCCTGTCAGCGCATCTTTAAATCCGCCACCTGCTTTTAAAAAGTCTCCAGATTTGATTGACTGCAAAGCACCATCTTTGCCAAACACTTTCTGACTACCACCTGCCATAACAGTCATAATGTCACCAATACCGCCTTCGCCCTTTGCTAATTTTAAAGCTGCGTTACCTTTATTATAAACAATCGCAGGAGCCTGCCATGGTCCGGGTATTACTGCAGCAACAGGTGCTATCTTTTTAACAACTTTTTTTAAACCTTTTGCTATTTTTTTTAACGATAAAAACTCAGGATTACCCGTAATAGGATTGATAGACATACCACTACCAACAGTATATTCATTTGGGTCTAAGCCAACGCTCATCATTTCTTGTTCTAATCTTTGTCTAGTTTCAGGCGTTATGACCGGTGGAACCACCATTTCGCCTGCAGCAACATGAGCTAAATAATTATCTTCGTCTCTGCCCAGCTTTGCTATTCCTGTGCCACTGTTATCGATTTTATTCATCATTTTAAAATTTTACCCTATTTATTATAGTTTTGACTAACTTCTTGTACAAATTCTTTCATATATTCTTTTGATTCATCTGCACACACCAACCAAAATACCAATAAATATCTATCACCACTGACCACGGGTAGGCCTCTGTGCATGTGAGTTAGGCTAGGAAATATTAAAGCGTTGCCTGTAGGCAAGGGTTCAACTACTCCTTTACGCATAAACTCGGTGCCACCACCTTCATAATCTCCTGTGTTAAGCGGAACTACGATACTAATGTCAGAACTTGCATCATGATGCCAAGCTCCTTGCTTTTTATCTTTTAAATTATAATTTGCTATCTGTATGTTACCACCTGTAACCCTTCTATTCCATATACTCAGCAAAATTGGATTAATTACAGAGTCTACTACCTGCATTAAAGAATGATAAAGCTGAGGACATTTATCATACAAAACTATTTCTGGTATTTGTCTAAGCTCATCCTCTTCTTCATTTGGCTCAAAACCAAAATACTCGGTCATGTTATGCATTTCATTTACAAGCAAGTTACAAAATTCTCCACTAAATAAAGGAATCGTATGCACGTCTGCTAATGGTTCTTGTATTAAGGTGTTTAGCGGTAGATTATTTAAAGATTTTGTTGTGTCATTATAAAAGTCGCCTAATACAGGTAGTGTAGCCTTTGCTTTTTGTAGAGTTTCTTTATTGATAAACCAATCTGATGGAAAGCTTAGTAATAGATTTTTAAGCTCGTATTCTTGTTCTATGTTAGTTTGCGCCAACATCTAAAGAACTATCTTAAGCCGCTTATGCCTTCAGGTGCTTGTGGTGGTGCATCAGGCAGACCTTCAGGATTAATTAAATCTGCGGGTCTTGGTTCTTTTGATACACTTTTAATCATCATATCAAAGTCCTGCATTTCAAATTCAGGGTCTTCTTGTTGCATTACCTTTGCCAACATTGCCGAAGCTTGGTTGTGTGCATCTGATTCTAGCGGCTTAGTAAGTATTGTATCTACAAGCTCTTTATAGCCGGCATCTGCTAAGGGCATTAAAATTTCATCAATAATCTCTTGTCTTGCTTCTATAAAAGCTTGTCTTTCTGGTGATATTTGCGTTTCCGCTTCCATATTTTTTCTGATTTGTTCTATGTTGTATTCAATACTGCCCGGCTCAAACTTCATTTCGTTGTCGTTTAAAAACACAGCCATTTCTTTGTCAGATATAGCACCTTTGTTTTTATTAACCATATCTATAGGATTCATACCGCTAGTTGCTTGATTGTATATCTCCATTTCTTTGTTAGATATAGCACCTTTGTTTGCTTGTGATGTCATATCGCCTGCTAGGTTGTTGATTCTTTCTTCTAATGTCGCCATATTTTTGCTCTAATTTATGTCTACAGATATATTACCACTTGTTTTAACTGAAACAAAGCCTAAAAATCCAGTCGCTTTTAAACCCTTTTCGTTGGTGTCGGTAGTTAAATTTATAAAATCACTACCATTGTATACCTGTAATATTTCTTTTGTGGTGTTAAATATCACATCACCTTGTAAAAAATTCAATTCTGCTACTTCTGTAGCGTTAAATCTTGGCGTTCTGTTGGGGTCAAACTGACCAAGATTAATTTCTAATATCCTTACTAGCCTGTTAAACACTTCAGGCGTTACCTCTTCGCTTGCTAAAGGCAACCTGCTTGGTAATAACTTTGCCACTACCTTCTACCGTCAGGCTGTATGTCTAACCTTGTAAATCCTAATCGCCACTTATAACCTGTTCTATTACCTACCGCAGCGTCATCATCGCTTTGTAACCGCAATACTGCCTGTCTACCTCTAGCACGCACATGCACTTGGTCGGTGTTGTTTGATATATCTTTTGTTGCTCTTGTGGTTAATGATTCGCTTGGTGCATTTCTTGTTTTAAGCAACATGTTTATTTGTGGTACACCAGAGTCAACATTTGTTCCATAAAACTTTACATCAGGTATCATTCTTCTTATAAAAGCAAAGCTATTGCCGTCTTGTAAATCAAAGTCTGCGCTTTCTATAAACACACCATCCATAGGTGAGCCGTCATCATCATCGCCGTCTTCTTGGTTAAATATGTAGTTGCTTGCTGCGGCTAATGGCCTTGTAAATACGTTTTGGTCTACCCAGGCAGTTCGTACTAGCTGTCCTATTGACCAAACACCCTCTAAATAGTTGTATATAACATATCTTGATATTTCTTGTGTACCATCGCTTTCTGCGGGATAAAACCACCAAACTTCGTTATATTCTTTGTTTAATACAGCAAATACTTTAAATGCCTGTCCTATATCTAAATCTTCTTGTACATAGCTTAGAACACTACATGGTAGTTTTTGTACTGAGCCATTGTATGAATAAAACCCATCATCACCCATCCAAAACACACCGTTAGGTGAGTTAATACAAGCATTTGGGCCAATCATACCTGTACCTTCATTAATTAAATTTAAAGCAAATGTAAGCGGCGGTCCAACAAACTGCATACTGTACATAGATGTATCTGTCCAAATTAGTGTTTCTTGTCTTGCCCTAAGGCCACCACGAATCTCACTACCGGCTGAAAGTCTTACAGAACCTGCTGTATTTGTAGTTTTTGGCTCAAACTCTGTAATACTTTCTTGGTCAGAAAAAACAACAAGCATAGGGTCAATGCTGCCTGTTCTTGCTCCACTTGATACTGGGTCTGCTCCTAGTACAATTACATGTCTGTCTGTATCGCTTACAATGGTTTGTAAGCCTACAGTTGGCGCTAGATTAGTTCCTGTTAAAGATGTTATGTTTACCGCTCTTGTAGAGGTGCCATTTGATTCATCCCAATAAAAAATACCACCGCCTCTAGCGTGCAATATTAAATCTTCTCCAAAATTGTCTGCTGACCATAATCTTAATTGGTTTGTAAATGAAAGACTTGTTGATGAGCCATAAGCTCCTTCACCCCAATTACCAGCGCCAAAACCGGTTGATTGCACATAATTATCTAATCCAACATTAAGTTGATAGGCCGCATCTGCGCCAGAGCCACCATTACCACTATCGCTTGAATTTGCTGTGGCTGTAGCTGTAAAGGTAAATGTATTTGCAGTTGGGACGCTTACTACTTGGTATTCTTTGTTGAGTACTGCGGCGGTTATATTGCCACCAAGACTTACTGCTCCACTAATTGTTACAAAATCATTTATAACAGCTCCGTGAGAACTATCTGTGGCAGTAATGGTAGCAGAGCCGTCTGTAGCAGCAAATGTAATACCGTTGGTTGTGGTAGCTCTTATAGGCGTGACATCATTTAAGCTTGTGCCTTCCAAAATATAAGTTTTAAGATGTGTACCAACAAATAGATACTTGCTACCTTCTAAAGAAATCCATGGAAATAATTTACGACATGTGCCTAGAAAAGCAGTTGCATTTTGTTTTGTCCAACCGCCTATTTTTTCTACAAAACCTTTACGAAACCTTACAAGAGAAGCATCGAACCAACCACCTGCATTGGTGTAATTAGTTCCTTCTCTGTCTATACCTGCTTTAAACTGAAACTTTGCAAACGGCATGTTTCATCTTCTAAGCTATTCTTATAATAGCTGTTGCTGCTGCTTTAGCAGGAAAAACTATTGTGAAATCGCCTGCGGTTGAAGTTTTGTCGCCACCAAAGTCAATGGTCGCTACTGATTTATCACTGTTTGTATCGTTATAAATCATACAGCCTCTTGCTGTAATAGTTGCCGTGCTAAAAGTTAAATCAGCAAAATCTGTAACAGCAGTTGTTCCAGTAGCAGAAGGCGTCACATTAGTTAATGCAGAGCCTCCAGAAGTATAGTTTGTACCACTAGCTTGTCCTGTCGTAGTAAAAGCTGTGGTTGTAGCTCCTAAAGTAGCTGAACTTGTATATAAAGCTAGTTTAAAACTATTACCACTTGTAT